TGTGTATTAAAGTACAAATTACGACCGTCTACAGCCGCAGTAGGAAGCCAATCGTCGGCCGCAACAATACGTAAACGTGTTGCCATATTACCAAAAAAAGGATGCCGTAGCAACAAACCTACTCTTGCAACAATGATTCTGTCGAGGACTTCTACCCTCATTTCTTCTAATTGTTCTTGTGTAATATCTGGGTCAGGTGCCCAATTTTTAAGTTTACTTGCGGTATCTTTTGTACTCATCAGTGCCATCCTTCTAAGTTAATACGTACATTATAGCAATATTTACTATAAATGTCAAGAGAAAATGGACGTTTTGGAGAGATCGTCCAACTCTTTTATGTTACACCTGTTGTGCGGCAGTGATATATTTGCCAAATCTATCATGGAATTCATCGAAACATGCGACTTCATCTGGATCAATTGGCAACGAATATTGTGTAAGAGCAAGTTTAATACCCATTACAACTAATTCTGTATCAAAATTGTCCATCGCAAATCTTAAAAAGTTATTGACTTTATCATCAAACTTTTTATCATTTTTGTTAGACGCTTCTTTTAGTTCGTAGCAGAGTGAGACTGTTAAGGAATACATGGCACTGATTTCTTTAGCCTTCATCTCTTTAACTTTACCATCCAATATATCAGTTGGATTAGGCATTGTTGCCGCTACCTTTCGGTGTGCCATAAACTTTACTGCAAGGCCTTCGCCTACAGAACCACTTACAAGGTCTGTAGTGGTTTGTTCGTCATCGTCGTCTTCAAGTAATTCTGAAACAAACGACCAAGAACGAGGTGTTGCAAAAGAACGGCTTGGACTTTTCGGATCAAAGTCATACAAGTCTTTCTTTGCAAATGTCAAGTAACCTACAACGTCTGAATGGATGTTGTTTTGCGGTGCAACTGCCCATGCAAACCAATCATCAAAATCAACACGTAGTTCTAAATGAACAAATCTATTTGCTAACGGAGCAGGCATTCTATAAGTAACGCCCTTGTCAGCTTCTCTGTTACCAGCCGCTACAATTAGAACGTTATCTGGTAATGTATATTGCCCTACTTTTCTATTTAATATAAGTTGATATGCTGCCGCTTGTACTGCCGGTGCCGCAGAGTTCATTTCGTCTAAGAATAAAATGATCCATTTATGTTTCTTAGCAAGTGCCGCAGTAGGTAATTCTTGTGGTGGTGCCCACATCATAGAATTATCATTTGCCGCATAATATGGAATACCTTTAATGTCTGTAGGTTCCCATAGTGATAATCTAATATCAATAACAAGAGCTTCCATTGATCCGCCAATTTGGTGAATAATATCAGATTTACCAATACCTGGGGGACCCCATAAAAATATAGGACGCTTCTTTTTAAAAGCTCTTACGATGCTTTTCTTTGCTCCATTCGGAGTAACAGTTCTAAGTGCTGTAGATTCCATTGTGTATTCCTCTTCTTTGTTTAACAGTGCCATATGTTATTTCTAAGTATGTATATACTATAGCACCACTTTAAGTAAAGGTCAACCTATTTTGGTATCTTTTTTTTGTCTTGTTAGAGCTTTTTGTAAGCCATATTTTCTAACATCACCGCTAAAAAGGCTTAATTCCATAGCTTTCTTTTCGTTTGTAACAATTATACCTTTTCTATCAAGATAATATGGACAGTCAATAAAATTATCCATCCAAATTAGAGTATTTGTTGTTAATTCAAAATCTGCAGGATAAGGAATTTGATACGTTTGTAGATCCAGTGTATTCTTTATAAAGTCGTAACCAACGTCTGTAAGTCTTAAACCGCCTGTATCCTTACTTCTAGTATTTTGCCACCACAAAGGAAGGTATTCTTTTACAGATAAATCACTTACACTTTTTCCTGATTGTTTTAAAAAAACTTTTGTGTATGTTTCTTTCCAATTCATTCTTCTGTCACAGTTTCACCACTTGTTAATTTTACTACTGTAAATTTATCAGAATTGAAAAGATTATTTAATTTACTAGCTAGATTATGTGCATGCCCTGGATTTGAAAAACTTGTTTTTTTATATTTAGGCCCTGGGTAACTTGTTAGAACATTAGAGCTTTTCAAGTTAAATGGAGCATTATCGTAAAATACTGCCCATATTGCTTCAGCTTGTAAAACTTGTTCTGCTTTGTATGTTTTTTTATCTATATATTCAACAAGCACTGTTGGCTTCGGTCTACTCATATGCGTTCCTTTATAAAGTACGCATATATTTATCTTTTATTACCAGCCTGCGCCGCCGTCCATGTTTATTGATACAACTTCTTCGTTAGTTTTTTTTGAAATTAAAGCTTCTAAATCGCCGTTTAATCTTGACATAACGATTCCTAATGTAAATGCTAAGTTTTTAGCTTGGTGAATATTCATTTTAATTTCTTTTTCCTGACCAGCATCAGCACTTTTTACCTGAGCAATAAATTGTTGTATTACAGAAGTGTTTAAAGGACTATTTTGCGTTGACACGTGATAACTCCGTTCTCATTTCTAGTTCAGTTTTGAAAGGTCCTACGTAATTATATCTTTCAATTGTTATTAATTTAGGACAAAAGCTCTTTACCCAACCTTTTTCAAATTGTATACAATAATATCCTGCACAATATAAACTTTTTGACTTTTTACTTTTCGTAAATAATGGTAATTTTCTTTTTACATCAAACATACTATTGTAAGGATGTGTACTTGTTGGAAAAGTGTTTACCTCTTTTGTAGGCTTAGATTCTTTTATTTCTAGTTGTTGCCAACTTACACTTGTTTGTAATGTTTTTTCTAAATCATTTGTGTCTGTAAAAAATCTACTACCTGATGCATCGCTGAGCATGTATTGTTCATCATTAAAACTAATTGTACCAATATTTTGTCCTTTATCTTGTACAATCCAAAACTTGTTTTTCACTATTTCTTTTGCATTCATATAGGATACCTCGCTTGTAATGGTTCTGAATATTGTCCTGCATTGTCTGCAATTCTTTGCATATCCCATTTAGCACAGAATTTCATAAGACGCATGCCAACTTGACTAATATCTTTTGGGGTCATATGTTCTTCTACCACATCGTTAATAATACTACGAATGTTTCCCGGTTGTGCAGTGAGATCACATAGTACTACATTTCTATTATAGTCATCTAAAACACGATGCTCATCACCGTTATGATCTACCCAACGTTGTAGCATTAAGTTATTCCAGTTATAGCCTTTTGTATCTTTGTCTGCGAAAGCCTCAATAAGACCAACCTTGTTTTTAGTACCTTTTTTACGTACACCTGGATATGCAGAGAAAACATTATCACTAGTGTCGCCTCTCATACACTTTTCAAACAACATAAATGCAGGATCAGGTGCAGATCTAGGTTCACCTGTTTTCTTATCTATTACAGGTTGCTTCTTCTTGTCATCAAAATAACCTTCGTGTGTAATAATTGTATTACTTACGCCATTGTATTGCTTAACGTTAGGTGCAATAAGTTGTGCAAAGTCGCCATCAGTAGAAATAATCACATGATTATCATTAGGATGTGCTTGTATCCAACCTGCAATAAGATCATCAGCTTCTAGCTGTGGATGATGCATCATGGTACAATTTGTTTTTGTACCTACAAACTCTTTGAACTCGTCAAATATTTCCCAAAATACTTTATCTTCATCTGCTTGTGCAGGAGTCATTGCATCACGTGTTTCTTGTCTATTGCGTTTGTAGGGCTCATAAAAATCTTTACGCCAACTGCGTCCTTCTAAGCAAAATACAACATGATCTGCGTCAAAGTCATTCCATGCTTTCTTAACACTATTCAAAGTAATATGTAGTGCCATTCCTACTTTTGTATCTAGGTCACCACGTACAACGTGCCTTGCACGGAAAAAAGTATTTGCTGTGTCTACTAATATGTATGTATTCATGATACTGAACTCTTGCCTTTGTCTATTGGTATAACATTAATATAACCCATTTCACGTGCTGTGTCAAGTCCTTGTTCGCCCAAAACCTGCATTGCTATTGTTTTGAACCATGCATCAACAATATCTTCTTGCTTTTCACCTGTATAACCTGCATCAATTAGTTCTTCTATAAATTCATTGTTCCAATCTAATTCAAAAAATCCGTTCTTAATATCATCTGGATTAATTTGTGTATCTAAGACTGCAACCCAAGGTTCGCCTTTACTAGTTGCTTCAGCTTTTTCTTTGGCAAGGATATCTCTACGTTGTTCTTCTGTAGTTTTTTTTGGTTGCATGATCTTAGGTTGTATACCTATTGCTTTTTTTAATTTATTCCAATCCATTACCAACCTGCCTTTCTTATTGCATCGGAAGGATCTTTTATTTCTGCCTTCATTGCTTTCTCATGTTGTTTGTTTTTGTATTCATTGTCATATCTAGGTTCCCCAGGCATTCCCGAATAAGCTGATGTGGAGTCTTGGTGTGAACCGCCAACCTCGCTCCATACATGCTTCTGCAACGTCTTTAACATTGAGATTATACTCTTCCGAACGTCCGCCAAGCGGCATAAGATATACCGGACATTGTACCCCGGCACCTCTATACGCCTCCACAGCTCTTGTAACTTCGTCAAAGTCATCTTGAGTAGCGACAACAAACTTAAGATAGATGTCACTACCAGCAACACGACTATACTGCAAAGCAACATCAGGCTTAATAGCAGTATCCCAAGGTTCTCCGCTAACTGCAAGTTTCGGGGAACAACTCCAAGTGACTTCAAACCGACTTTGATCTGTGAGATACTCAAAGAACTCTGGGTGTAGAGTTTGTGTAGTATTTGTTTCAAATGTAACATTTTTTAGATCTCGCATACGTGGATGTTCGAACAAGTCAATATACAGCCTCTGCCACGCTAACAAAGGCTCTCCACCTGTCATTATCAAGTGTATGTCTTGTCCATTGTCTTGTGTCCACTTACTATTAGGCGTAAGCGATAACAAATGTTCAACCACTTCATCTACTGTTCTTAGCATATTGAAATGTTTGAATTCTGGGTATATACTTGCATAAGTATCACAACCTGTATGTACAATAGGTAAGTCGTTAAACTCTTTTGTAGTTTGATGTACACCTTTATCAAGAAGATCCTTTACTTCATCATTATATCTTTTGCCTTCTTTGTGCAAAGTCCAACGATCTTTTTTCTCACCTGTACCAAAGTTCATACAACGAAAGTTACAACCGAAAGTACGTAGAAATACACTAGGTACTCCTACAAATTTACCTTCACCTTGTACACTATAAAATGCTTCAGAATATCTTAATTGTTTAACCTTTTGTTTAGGTCGTTCTTGAACGTCAATCATTTTAGTTTCCGCAAGCAAATTCTTGTTGCAGTTTTACATTATCTATAAACTCTTTTTTAGTTGCAGGATCTTGCTTAAAAGCACCACGCAATACTGTAGTTTGTGTCAAACTGCTCTTTGCTCTAATACCTCTGTTTTCACAACAACCATGTGTCGCTTGTACATAAACACCTACATGTTCACTACCTGTCTGCTTTTGTATTTCATTAGCAATCATAACATTTAGTTCTTCTTGTAGTGTTCCTCGCATAGCACACCATTGTGCAATACGTGTATATTTACTCAAACCTAATAGCTTAGGACCAGCAATAATACCAATGTATGCTACACCTTTTACAGTTTGATGATGATGTGAACATAAACTTGTAAGTTCACTACGTACAACCAACATACCTTCGTAACCATTTTCAATATAGTTAGGAAATGCACTTGGATTAGGCATAGGATCATAACGACCAGACATAATCTCATTGATATACATCTTAGCCATACGTCTTGCAGTATCAATACTGTTAGGATCAGTTTTAGTATCGATTAACAACTTTTGCAATACGTTTTCAAATGCCGGAATAGCTTCTTCAATAAGAGCTTCTTTATCACCCTTTTGAAGTACATGGCTAATGTTATCATTAGCCCAGTACCTTATACCTGCTTCTTCTAGTTTTTGTTTTATTTCATTTACTTTGCTCAATTCAATTCTCCGAGTTATAGACGAGGATGTCTCATCATTGTGTTAATTATATGATATATTTAGGTTTTTGTCAACCATTAAGTACAGTTTTATCGTCACCAAAATACTTATCAAGCATTTCTAAACGATCATGTGCAGATGCCAATTTGTCTAATTCTGCAATTACTGCTTCTGTAATATCAGAATGTTCACCTATACCTGCTGGCATAGTCCTATATACTTCAATATTTGCTCTGTGTACTGAAATTTCACCTTCAGCTTGTTTCCTAGCCGCTTCTAATAAAAGATCTCCTGCTTTAGCCATAATATTCCTCCTTGATATATCTTTTCAATTCATGATCCCCAACATTATCAGGAACCCTTCTTTTATAAAATAGTTCATAACTATCAGAACCATATTTACCTATACCATATAGTTCAGTAGCGTCTTCACCATTCCAATCTTCAAACTGCTCACTCATTCTATATAATCTTTCTGCTCTTACTCGACGCATACCTAAAGGAGCAATAACTTCTTCTATTTCATTTTTTGTAGCATGTAATAGTGCTTTATGTGTAGGCCACTTGGCAAAAAACTTTGGTAATACTGCTTTAACTT